ACACCTCGCCAAACTCACTGTTGTGGACGGCGTAGGTCTTACTGGACTGCGACGTGTTTATGTTGCGGTAGATGTAGTCACTCACGTCGGACGGTAACGGCTTGATTGAGCCGTCGTACATCCAGAAACCTGACTTACTCATCCAGAACGCGGCAGAGTCTGACACGATTGCCACGGCCTGCGGTGAGATTAGCCCACAGCCAGAGCCGATCTTTTCAAAGCTGAAAATAAATGGCTGGCCGATGTAGGCGGAGGCGTGGCAGTCTACGTCGGTCCACAGCAAACTAAGGCCGCGCACGCGCTTGCCAGCCAGCAGTGTTCCAGTTGTGGCCAGCTCAAAATCACCAGACTGGTTGGCGGTGCTTGGCGTCCACACTGTGTTGTCCTCTTGATCGCACCATTGGACCTTGCGCGGGTTGCCACCAGCGCCAAGGGCAAATATAAAGCGCTCTGATGTTGTGAGTATGGCCTTACAGCCGGTTGGCGCGTTTGCTATTGCGGCCGCCGCCGTTGGTGTTGTAAAGTCCAGCTGCCACTCGTACAGCTTGCCGTCCGCGTTGCTGCACCCAACCAGGTACTCGCCCCATGTGTCCAGCGTCCACATAGTGGCCGGCGTGATGGATGCTAGGCTCTGGCGCTCCACGCCGTATGCCTGCGAGCCGTAGACGCCGTTTCCGTAGCCCGTAAACACGGTCGCGTCCTCGATGCCGGTTGTGAATCCGGCTGGCGTGATGTCCTCCACAGCGCCATCCACGCGCATGGCGTACAGGCCGGAATGTGTGCCGATGCCTATCCATGGGTCTGCGCTGTTGTCCTTCCACGTTATGAGCGCACGCGCTGCACCGGTCACGGTGTTGTCGCTGCGCTTGCGCCAGCCGCCCACGGGGCGCATGGTGCCCTCATAAAACCGGACCAGGTTAGCGTCAAACCACCGCCCAGCGCTTTGCAGCTCTGTGCCGTTGCGGTAGATGCCTGGCGGTATTTGGAGTGGGATAAATGCCATGGTTAAAAATCTCAGGGTGGTAGCGATGAAACGTAGATGACAGACAGTATTGATGCCGGCACCACGGGGTAGGGGGTGCTAGCTGCGTTGGTCACCAATTGCACGTTAGTGTCATCTGCCGCCCACATAACTTGGAGGTAGTCATCGGCCTGCATGCTGATGGAAAAATTCCAGTTGACCGTGCCATATGTGCCCGCACCTGACAGTGTTGTAATGCGTGCATAGCTTGTGTCTACACCGTTTAATTTAGTCCAAAACCAGATGTTTTTTGAGCTTCCATTGGTTGACTCCAAATTTGCTGCGTATTGAAAATTGTAGATGCCAGCCACTAGGACGGTAATCTTGTTAGAGTCTACGACCGTGACCGTGTTGTTTAAGTCTGTGACGTTGAAGTCAACAGGGTAAGACGTGTCGATGACAGCAATGTTTTGCGTCGCGGTACTAAAAAACAAACCGTTTGGATTGTCAATGTATTGGCCGCCGCCAGGGCCAAACAGCGACTGCAGACCGCTGGTCAGCCGGATCATAAACGTGCGGATTAGGCCAGAGCTTGTCCGTGTGTTTTGCGCACTATACTCGTCCGGCGCGCTTGGCAGGGTTGGGACTGGTGGCGCGGATAGGGCCTGTTGTCTGTTCGATGGCATGACTTAATTATGCTATCAACCCGGCTTTGTAGGCTGTCCTACCGCCCTGCTTAAACGCCGTCAGGACCTGGTTCTTATTGTCCGCAATGTCATAGCTGATATGTACCCAGCCAGAGGCTGGTGTGCCGTCGTAGAATTCTAGTATCAGTTGGCGAAAATTCATCTTGTTGATGTGCTCTGCCAGTATGAGGTTGTCCACGCCTGGTATTTCAATGTCCGCAGCACAGCCTCGGCAGTGGTCCGATGTTGCCGACCCACCTATTTTTGTGTTCAGCTCAGGGCATCGGAAGCCGCTGCTAATGTGCACAGGCAGCCCATAGTGGTCGCGAATCGGCTGGAGCACACTCTCACACAGCGCCACCAGGTTAGACAGCTGCGTGTCGTCTGGTTGGTTGTTGATGCCCAACCTGATGGCTGTCTGTGATTTTGTCAGCTCTTCAAGTGAAAAGTTTTTTGTGAGCATCATATAAATTCGTCCTTCTTTATTTGTATGCAGACAAGTTTAAAACTTGCAACATCTAGGTCTGTGGCCAGCTTTTGTCTGACCGTGTAATTCGTCGCCTCGCACTGGCTGGCTGTCGCTGTTAAGCTGCCGTTGGCAAACCCGCAATTGCCGCCACTGAGACAAATAAAAACAACCGGCAGCCAGAATGACATGACGTACTCCTTTTATTTGGGCAGACTCAGTTTGCTGGCCGCCAGCTGCTTAACCATGCCACGCAGGCCGTAGATGACGATAACCATTCCGATAATGATGTACCTGTACCATTCCGGCATCTTGTCAATAATCTCAAAGCCGTTTAACGAGTAAGGCGCCAGCGATGGGATGAACGCCATAATCATAGGCGCCAGGAACACAATCAACAAGAATTCGTCCTTCCAAGACTTAGCCATTTGCTCCATAGCAATCTTGTCTAAGTCAAAGTCCTGCGCCTGGCCAGACTCCGCCATGCGAGTCGCTGAAATCGCCTTGGCCTTCTGTATGTCGGCCTGGGCTTGGATGCCAACGATAGCAGCGGCAGACTGGGCTTCGGCTTGCTTTTGCTTGCCCTCCATCCACGTGCTGCCCAGTGATATAAGCGAAGTCAGTATTGGAATCATTTAATCACCTTTGTTACAACAAACCACGTTATGAGCAGCGCCACCCCAATGCCAGTCACGCCGAGAAGGAACACCGCAACACCAGTCAGCACATCTTTAATCGCTTGTATGCGCTTACGCCTCTTCAGCACTATTGCACGCGCCACGGCCTCGCGGGTTTTCCGTGCTTCCACCTGAAATGCAAGCCACTCATCCCAAAGGCCTGGCCGCCCTTGGTAGATGAACATTTCTTTGATCTGTATCTCGTGCTGCTTGATTTGTTCAAGCGCAAAGAATGCTTCTGAGTCTGACCCGCTTGCCTTCTTAGAAATCTCTGACTTGGAGTCAAAGAACTTAAAGATGTGCTGACCTGCCGACATGATGTCACCACCGTTGGCGATGGTTTCTTTTATAACAGCAAAGGCTGCGTTGGCAGCAGCAAGCTCTAGCAGCATTACCTGAAGTGACCTAAAGCCCAGGCAAGAGCGCCACCCAACATGCTTGCGATTGTCATGCCCATCCAGAAACCGCCCTTACTCTGGTTCGCTAAGGCAACAAGTTGCTCAAGCTGGATTTCCATCTTGTCAATCTTCTTGTCCATTTCATGTACCTTTTGCCATAGCACGCCGTATTTCACAGGGTCAATTTCTGGTAAATCCACAGGTCACACCTCTTGGTCTGGGTCTTTTGTTAGCGCTTCGGCAAGCAGCGACATAAACGCGTCACGGCCAACCTGTAGCTGGTCTACGTTAAAGCGTGCGGAGTTGAGTTTACGGTCTAAGTCTGCGACGTGGTTGACCAGCATCTACTGCTCTTGCGTCATGTCCTCAAACTGATAGTCAACGCCGTCGATCTGGATGGGTGTTTTTTTGTTTTCCATCGTAGTTCCTTTAATGCGCCACCGAGGTCGGGCGGTGGCTTCCCGTTAACTTACCAAGGCTTGCCGGAGGCCGCCACAGGGTTCTTTTGGGCTTCAATCTGAGTTGCCACCGCTGCTTCAGTAGCCGCAACAGTTTCTTCACCCATCGCTGATTTAACCCAGCCAATTGCTTGCTCCTCAGTTATGTCTTCGTAAGCTGTTGTAACAACACCCTCTAGCCCGATAGAGCCGTATGTGTTGCCACTAAACTCACCATCAACGCCAGAGCAACTCCAGTGCGCGGTAGTTACAAAGCCGTCAGAGGTGCGGCGCTCAAGTTGTGCAATATTCCATGTGGTCATTTTATTCTCCGGCAGCAGCTTGTAGCGGGGTTAAATCCTCTGTCGTCCAATAATCTTTAGCCAGCATACCGACCAGATGCTCTTGGTTGCGTGATACTGTGTCAGCCCAGTCTTCGTCAGTTGTGCCTACAGGCTGGCCAGCGTTGATAAGGTTCACACTGTCCATTGAGGAAGAGTAGTGCTTTGCGATTTGTTCAGGGGTGTTTTCAATAATCATGGTTTACTTTCAAGGGTGGGTTAAAACATAAGCGTCAAACTTTGCATTCAGTTCCTGCAAGGCTTTTACTAAAACAGGAATCAAAGCGGTATCAACCATTCGCAGTTTGTCTACATCTTCGTTATCCACGATGACAGGGTTAGCACCTTCTAGCTCTAGCACGTCTTGGGCTTTAAAGCCGTAACGCACCCCGCCATTGGTTTCTTCAGAGTCCCGTGCAGTTCGGAACTGATACGCCGTAGGTTGCAACGCTTTGACAAACTCAAGGCCGTGGGGAACAGGCGCAAAGTTAATCTTGTCCCGCGCATCTGACACCACCGTCCATGCCACTTGAATGTAGGCATTGGTGACAGCCGTAGAGCCCATGCAGAAACGATTGTCTTGCGTAGTCGGGTCAAAGACTGGGGCGAAGTTATTTGATGAATTGCGTGGGTTTAATGCTGTGTTTCCGCTGCCTGTGGTGTTGGACAAGAGTGCGCTCGTCCCAATAGCTGTGTTGCTAGAGCCTGTGGTGTTGCTGTTGAGTGCTTGAAGCCCGCTAGCTGTGTTGTTAGAGCCTGTGGTGTTGCTCGTGAGTGCGGTCCGCCCGATAGCTGTGTTGTTGTAGCCTGTGGTGTTTTCATTCAAAGCACTCGAACCCAATGCGGTATTCGTCGATATTGCACCTGCACCTTTGCCTACTGTTAAGCCTGACAGGGTTGCGTCGGTTGTGGAGGAGATAGCTCCGGTTACTGCTAGGCCTGTGGAGTTGATAGCTCCCACCACATCCAATTTGACCGCAGGACTACTCGTCCCAATCCCTACGTCACCTGCGCTTGTTATTCTGAGGCGTTCGGTGTTGTTTGACGTAAAGGGATTGCTGACAGATGACGCACCCGTAAAAAATTTAATTGATGCGTCGGTACTATGCACACCAAGTATTAAATCATTTCTTACGCCGTCATCACTGCCTTGAGTAATAAACGGAAGATTATTGGCAGTTGACGCTACTCTCTTTCCAAGTTTAATGTATGCGGTGGAAGTTTCAGTAGAACCGCCAACACTCAGTAAAGCCCCTCCTGCCAACCCTTCTGACGCGTTAGTTGACGCAACTAACACGTTGCCTGCGCCGTCGATGCGCATGCGTTCTGCCAAAACATTATCTAAAGTAGTTCCAAAAGATAGGTAGCTATCTCTGTTTGAAAAAAGTTGCCAATTTCCCTGCTTGCCTACGCCGATATAACCAGCATCAGAAAACGAGGCGGCAGTAGCACCATTAAACGACCATTTAATTCTTTGCTCAATACCAGTTGTTGCGGTTAAATGGTCCCATTGAAGAGTTACCGCGTCTACCGTCGAGATTCCTGTATTGTTTATCTGAAGTTTGCTTGCAGGCAAACTCGTCCCAATCCCCAGACCTGTGGAGGTCAGGCGCATGCGTTCAACACCACCTTCAGTAAACGCAATGGTGTCAGCAGCAGGAAAGAAAATGCCTGTGTTGGTGTCAGCCGTAGTGGACAGCGAAGGCGTAGCAGCAGTGCCAGCAGGGATGTCCAACTGAGAACCATCAAACGTGAGCGCAGACCCACTGGTCAAGACTTTAGAGCCGTTGAGGTAGGTGACTCCGTTAACTGTGCCGCCTGATAGGGTGGTTGCACCTGATGCCGACAGCGTGGTAAATGCGCCTGTAGAGGCCGTTGTAGCTCCTACGGTTGAGCTGTCAATCACAGCCCCATCGAGGTTCATGGCCACCGACGTTCCGGTCGCAGAAAATAATGCGTCAACGGTGTCTAGGTCTGTGTTAATTTTGGTCCCCCATGTGTCGGTGCTTGCCCCGATCTGGGGCTTTGTAAGACTCAAATTAGTGGTGGTGGTATCAGCCATTTTTAATTCCTATGCGGCAATCTGCCAGTTTTCGGTTGTGTCGGCAATTGGTGTCCATGTCGTGTCGCTGTCCGCGACCTCGGACCAATCCTCTGATGTGTCCGACTCCACTTCCCATTTTAGGCGCGCAAAGCACGCTATGGTAGAGGTGCCGACGACATCAAAGGCAAAGGGCATCACCCTGTTGCTCTGTATATTTATCTCTGAACCCGCGACTATGGTGACGGCCCGGTTGACCACTACGTTGGAGCCAACGACCATGTCCGCGTTGGTGGCGACCGTCGCGCTCATAAACGCAACGCGCACGCCGTTCACAACAACCGACGATTCGCTGTTAACCGCAACATCGCCAATTGCTATACGCAATCCATCCGCGCCTACGCTGCTGACACCTTCAATCGACGCCTCACCGAGGCTAATGCCAAACGAATAATTGCCCCCGCCGTAAGGGCCGGAGCCATACGCCGCCATCTTAGGTTAGTGTGATAGTTAAGCTGCCAGCTGGGATGCGAAAAACGTCACCGTCGTTAATGGTGCGTGATGTGGTGAGCGGTGCCCACGCCAGCATGTTGCCGCCGCTTGACGCGTCAAACACTGCGGCCCAGCCAATGGCCCCCCAGTTCCCACCAGACGCCGCAGCAAACTCAATGGCCGCGCTGTTGGTGGCTGTGGTAGCTGTACCGGACACGGCTATGGTGCCGGTGTCCTTCCGTGCGTATGCGCTGCCTGACACCTCAGTGCCGCCGCCTGTGTCGCTTGGCGCTGAGGTGAATAGGCCCACATACCATGCTGTTGGCCGCGTCGCGCTGTTGGTTGTGAAAAGCCAGTTAAGTACAAGGCTCTCCGTGTAGTCGTTAAATGATGACATTTATCTCACTCCGAATGATGCTGTGCGCACGTTCAGTGCCCCGCCTGATGTTGCTGATCGCTCGTCCGCCTGCTTCATGGCCTCAACCGCAGCCGCGTACAGGGTGGTCCAGATACCAACCCGCTCGTCGTCCTTCAGGTAGGGCGCGGCTTGTAGCAGTGCGCCATACAGGTAGGCGTCTGGGTGCGACGTCAGAATCCAGTTGGTAGCCACCGCCCCGGACAGTTTGGCGATCTTGGCGTAGTAGTCAAGCTCTGCTGTGTATGAACCGTCTGGCTTGGGGCTGACTCGTATTTGGTTACCAGACACCGTGAAAAATATAGGCTTGCCCGACGCGCTAGATGTCTGCGCATCGTTTGCGTCCATGTCCTCGCGACGGTAAAAAGTCAAAGGCT